TTGTTTTGGTAATGCTTTAAATTATGCTAAAGGCAAACATCCACACAATATTTCAGAATACAATTATTGGACATTAGATACTGATAATTGGAATGATTAAATACTAACCCTCAAAGTCAGGGGTGCGGCTGACCAACGCACATATTTTAAAATCAAAACCAAGTATATGTTTACATTTAAATACGAACCTTGCACAAAAGAAACTTTAATTAAAACTATTAACACATATAAAAGATGTGGGCATCTTAATATGACATTTTACAATAAAGCATTGTCATATATCAATAAGGGATTTCAACCTGTCTTTACAGTTAAAAACACTTGGGATAGCTATAAAGTTATGAAAGTAGTTAAAGTAAATAAAGGAAGTAAAATATAAAACCAAAACAAAACAATATGAAATCAGTATTAGCTTACGAAAACAATTTTTACCCTTACAATGGGCAGTTAATTCCACAAGGAGGCGACAATGTATTCCTTGATTATGAAATTGATGGTAGCAGGTTTTTCCTAGTGAAATTCCGCACTATTGACCTTGCAAACAATCAAATCATTTTATCAATCGTAAAACTTTAATTATGTCAGAACAACAAAACCGCAACTTTCAAGCAATCGTTATATTAATCGTTGCTTTCATTATGTGTGCTTATTTACAAAACCTATAATATGAAAAAAGAAAAACAAGAAGTAGTGTGTATCAGGTTACCTGAATCAATCAAAAAGAAAGTGGATGCAGAGGCAAAAAAAATGTATCTCGCTCCCAGCAAATTAGTTTCCATTATTGTACAAAAATATTATGAATCTAAAAATTAAACTATGACACTCCATCAAAACCAAAGACAAAGACAACTATTGCAAAGAGGCAACTGCCTATTAGAACTTATTACAAAGGCACAATTAAGAAGGGAATCCATTGAGAATGACTTAAGGATTTACCGACAAGCTGGACCTTACGACAACATTCGTTTATTCTCTACTGAAAACGATTTCCTTATTAAGATTGCAAGAATGCACGATATAGAGAAACGATTATTAAGAAGCTATAAATGGCTAGTCGTTGACCTTTATATTATTGCGGAGGAATTTATGTTACCTGTAAACCTTTTAAGATTTTAAAATGACACATAAAGAAAAAGCAGAAGAACTATATACACATATGTTTGAATGCGTTATAAATCCAGAATTAACAGTATTGGAAATGGAAGCAATGGCTATACATTGTGCATTAATAGCAGTAGATGAAATATTAAGTTTATTGTGGTCAGTTAAAACTGATGTAGAATATTGGACTAAAGTAAAAAAAGAAATTGAAGCATTATGAGTTACATAGATAAGTCAAAATGGGATTTTATGCGATTGAATCAAATCCTAGAAATGGAAAATGAAATGTTAAGAAACCAAATTAGAAAACTAAAAATTGAATTAAATGAGTTATTGGACAATGCCCAGCTACAAACAAAAGCTGATGGCGAAAGAGAATCAGACGGACAAGGGAGTTAGTATTATGGAAACAGTAAGCGAATATTACGATGTTTCCTTAAAAGCCATCAAAGGTAAAAATAGGTCAAGAAAAAACGTAATGGCAAGGCACGTTGCTATTTATCTAATGAGGCAAAATACAAGGCTAACTTGTAAGCAAATAGGAGAAATATTGGGGAATAGAGACCATTCAACAGTATTACACGGAGTAAAAATGGTAAATAACTACATTACCCACCCATACGATGACACGATTAAAAAGGATGTTTTCAACTTAAATATCTTAATTTAATTTTGTTTATTCACAACTATTTTATATTTTTACACAAATAAACATTAAACTATGCAAAACCAAGTGTCAAAATTAGAGTTCAACAGGGAGCAGTTGGAACTAATTAAATCTCAAATTGCTCCTGAAGCCACACCTGATGAATTAAAGCTATTCCTGTATCAAGCTAAACGCACAGGACTTGACCCATTGACAAGACAAATTTATTGTATTCATCGCTGGAGTAAAGGCGGTAAAAGAATGACTATCCAAACTTCTATTGATGGATTCCGTGTAATAGCGGAACGTTCAGGAACTTATGGAGGTCAATCCGAACCTACTTTTACCTACGATAAAGAAGGCAATGTTGAATCCTGTAAGATTTCAGTATTTAGATTCCACAATGACATTCGCTTTGAGGCATCGGTTGGGGTTGCTTATTTAACCGAGTATTGCCAATTTGATAAGGAAGGCAAACCAATGGGTTTATGGGCAAAGCCACATATTATGTTGGGCAAGGTTGCGGAGGCATTAGCACTTCGTAAAGCATACCCACAGGATTTGTCAGGTATATACACCAGCGAGGAAATGCAACAAGCGGATGAATCAGGCTATTTAAAGGCACATCTTACCGAATTGGATGTAGAGTTAGCCGTTGACCTTTGCGTAACCAAAACGGAACTTAAAACGCTATATTCATACAATATGCCAATGGTGGACAATAGTCCTGAATTAAAAGAAATATTTAAAACCAAACAATCTACTTTATAATGGATAACAAGTTATTTAAACTACAAGAAAACGTTACTTACTACGAATGGAAGTATAACACTTGCCATAAGTTTTGGAAAAAGGAATATTTTGATGAGATTAAAAAAGCTAAAGCCAAACTAAAGGAGTACAAATCCAAACATTACCCTGAAATGTTAAAACAAAATTTACTAACCCAGCCTAAACCATTTTTGAGAATGAATGATTGGACTGAAAACTATGAAAACTATGAACGAATTTCCTAGCATTGACTTAATGATTGGTCAATTAAATAAATCAATCAAAGAAATAGAAGCCACAACAATAAGTAGCGAAAACTATGTTCTACAAACATTAAAAGTTGCTTTAACATTGGCTTTAGACATTAAAAAAGAAGAATTAAATTATTTTAACGCAAAAACTAAACTATGCTAATTAACACTTGCTGCGGATATGAAAGCGAAATATCCTACGACCTTTGTCCTGAATGCCACGAACATTGCGATTGGGAAAATTTAGATGAAGATGAGTTGGAACAGGATAAAGAAACCGAAAACAAAATAGAAGAAGAACAAATTAATAAACACCAAAACAAATAAAATGATAGTATTAAACATTAAAAAAGAGGACATCAAATTTACCCAGCACAAAAACGGAAATTCTTATGCAACAATAGTTGTAGAGAAACGTAAAGAGTTAGATAAGTTTGAAAATACACACACAGTTTATAACGGACAAACCGCAGAACAAAGGGCAGAGAAAGCCAAAAAGGAATATTGCGGTAATGGTAAGGAATATGTATGGTCTCCTGAAAATAAAAAGGAGTTTTCCACAAACAAACAGGAAGCAGAGGATGACCTTCCGTTTTAGTGGAAAATATGTTATATTTGTCTAAGAATGTTGCAGATTCTATTCTAATCTTATTGCCCAAAGATGCGTTGGTACTGCAACTACCAGCAATTCCGAGGGCTTTTTTATTTTATGAAAAGTAATACATATTATTTCAGCCACGATTATAACGCTGCAAATGATACAAAAATCCTGTTTTTAAGGCATCAATTAGGAATGGAGGGGTATGGTATTTATTGGTATTTAATTGAACAACTAGCAAATGCTGGAGGCAAATTACCATTAGAACTTATCCCTGTACTTGCTATGCAAATGCATTGTACTGATGTCAAAGTCAATGGAGTATTAATGAACTTTGATTTATTTACAATTGAATCAAATGAATTTTGGTCCGAAAGATTACAAAACCACTTAGAATTAAGGTTAAAATTAAGCGAAAGCGGTAAAACAGGTGCAAATAATAGGTGGGGTAATAGGGAGGCCATTGGGGAGGGTAATGCAAAGGAAAGTAAAGTAAAGGAAATAAAAGAAAATAAAAATAAAATAAACTTAAGTGTTTATAATATTGATTTTGAGGAGTGGTGGTTTAAGTATGATAAAAAAACAGGCAAAGAAAAAGCATTAAGTAAATGGAATCTTTTGAATAAACAGGAAAAGGATTTAGCTTTAAGCATTGTAGAAAACTATGTTAATTCAACACCTGATAAAAAATTCCGCAAAGACCCATCAACTTATTTACATAACAAATCATTTAACGATGAAATCATTACACGAAATAATACCAGCAGCGATAAACTTTCCTATGCAGAAAGAGAATGGAATCGCCTTAAAAACCTTTGATAAGGATGAGATTAAAGTTTATGAAGCATTAGAATCAATGTCTATTGGTAAATGCTCACGAATAGAAGTAAAAGAACATCTAAAAACTTGTCTTGCATTAAGTGGAACGCAAATACCAACACAAGAGATTTTTGAATTTTGTGTGTCATTTGTGATTGAAACTTACGGACAATACAAACTAAAGGAATTAGGGGTTGCGTTTAAAATGTATGCGGAGGATAAGTTTCAAATTGGAACACACATAAATTTTAACCCTAAATTGATTGGAGAAGTAATGTCTGCTTACAAAAGGATTGCCGTTGAGGTTAGAAAAAAGATTGAACCTAAAGAAACGCAAAATGTATCACAGGTTGTAATTGATGAAGAACAAGCTATTAAGGAGGAAATAGAATGGTGGGGTAAATCAAAAAAGGATTGGCAAATGATTAATCACACAATATTTGACTACTTATGGAAACGTAAATTAATTAGACTAACCAAAGAAGAAGCTGATACTATAAAAGAAAAGGTTAGAATATCAATATTAGGCAAAGCAACAAAACCCAGCGAAGTGATAATATCAGATGAGCAAATGAAAACACTTGCTAAAAAATATTCATTAATGATTTATTTTAATAACCTATGAAAGAATTACTAATGATAATAATAGAGTTTACAAGGCTTTTAATTGGTGCAATACTTGGGTTATTCCTATTGGGAACGATAGGTTTAATGGCAGTAGTTTTATTACTTATAAAAAAATTCAAATGAAATATATTTTAACCATCATATTTTGGGAATTAATTAAATCCATTTACTATAAAATTATAAACAAATGAAACATTCATCTAGCTTTACACACGACCTTAATTTTGGCGAAAAAGCCGAAGATTGGTTAAACGATATGTTTTCTAATGGAAAACTTATTGAAGTTAAAAATGACCGCTTAGTTCATAAAACAGGCAATATATTCATAGAATACGAATCAAGAGGTAAACCTAGTGGATTGTCAATAACAACCGCTAACTATTGGATTTACCGAATGAATGAATTAGATATTGCTTTTATCATTCCAACCGACAAACTAAAAAATATTTGCAGAGAATACATAAAAGAAAAGAAATACATAAGAAACGGAGGCGACAAAAACACATCATTAGGACTTTTAATTCCATTTACAACATTACTAAACGACATTGCAGCATATGAAAGGACACGAGAACGCACAACCAGTGAAAATGATATACCTAGACACAAAAGAGGAAACAATATTTAAATCCGTAGCTTATGCAAGAAGAATAACAGGCATAATTGAATACCAAATCAAACAAGCATTAAACCCATTAAATAAAAAGCGATTCACTTACCAAGACCGACAAATTACGTTTCGTATTGTAAAATGATATAGTTTTGCAATATGGCATTAATACCATTACCAAAACTGCTAGATAAAACACAAAAGGTTGTAAACGCATACATTCGTAAAAGAGATGAAGGTTTGCCTTGTATTTCCTGTGGAAGTAACAACGGAAATCAAGCAGGGCATTATTTTGCAGTCAAAGGACATTCCGCTTTACGTTTTAACGAATGGAATATACATCTTCAATGTGCTGGATGCAACTGCTATAAACACGGCAACCAAGCAATGTACCGAATAGGGTTAGTTGAAAAGATTGGCGAAAAAGCGGTTAAAGGATTGGAAACAATTGCCACACGTGTAAAAGTTTACAAATGGACACGTGCAGAATTAAACGAATTAATAGAAAAGTATGGCTAAATTAAACCCAAGCGGAAAAGTCTCCTTTGGTAGTAGAAAAAAAGGAAAGGCAAAGAAATCATACAATAAACACAGTCCTAAACCAAAACCCTACATTGGACAAGGCAGATAAGTTATGAAAGACACCTACGCAAAAAGAGAATATCAATGCAAATGCGGTAAAATAACCGAGCAATACGTTTGGCAATCTTTACTTGAAGCTACCAAAGTAAAGTGCTTTAAATGTGGCACATATTTGGATATTAAAAACCTTAAAGTAAAAGCACAATTACATTCCATTAGAACCGACACAAAAAACCGATAATGCTAGTAAGTCAAATTAAACCAAACCCAAACAATCCTCGTTTAATCAAGGATAATAAGTTTAAACAACTTGTTAAATCAATCCAAGATTTCCCACAAATGCTTGAACTCCGACCTATTGTAATTGATGAAAACAATATGGTACTTGGTGGCAATATGAGGTTAAAGGCTTGTATTGAAGCTGGTTTAACCGATGTTCCTATAAAACAAACCAAAGACTTAACTGAAGAACAAAAGAAGGAATTTATTGTTAAAGATAATGTTGGATATGGAGAATGGGATTGGGATGACCTTGCTAATAATTGGGATGCACAAGAACTTACCGATTGGGGATTAGACATACCAAACTTTGATGTAAACAATTTAGAAGCCGAAGAAGATGACTTTGCAGTACCTGATGGCGGAACTGAAACCGATATAGTTTTAGGCGATTTATTTGAAATTGGAGAACATAGATTGCTTTGTGGGGATAGTACGGATGTAGATATGGTTTTAAAATTAATATCAGATAACAAAAAACTATCTATATATACTGACCCTCCTTATGGTATAAATGAAAAAGGAGATAGAAGTCAAAGGGGTGGTTTAACACAAGGAAATAATCTACCAGATTTTAAAGATGATTCAACACAATATGCAATAGATGCTTTTAATATTACAAGAGAATTAAATCCATTAAAAGAAGTTTGGTGGGGTGCAAATTATTATTGTCATTCATTACCACAAACAAATAATTGGCTTGTTTGGGATAAAAGAGTTGAAGAAAAGCAAAGAGATACACAAAGTGATTGTGAATTAGCTTGGGTTAAAGATGGTCATTCATCAATAAGAATATTTAGACATTTATGGAAAGGAATGATTAAAGCATCAGAACACGGACAAAAAAGAGTTCATCCAACACAAAAACCAATAGAATTAGCTTCATATTGTTTTAATGAATATGAAATGGGAAATATTATTTTAGATTTATTTGGTGGTAGCGGTGCTACAATGGTTGCATCACATCAAACTAAAAGAACTTGTTTAATGATGGAATTTGAACCACATTATTGCCAAGTGATTGTAGATAGAATGCGAAAACTAGAACCAACATTAATAATCAAAAAGAATGGGGTAACTTTGCCTTAACAGGCTAAAATCAGGCGATATGGCAATACCAAATCAAGAAATAGGGCAATTTAAGAAAGGGGAATCAGGCAACCCAGCAGGGCGACCTAAGGGCGTTCCAAATAGCAAGACTCGTTTACTAAGATTATTAGAATTGGTCCAAGTAAAGACTAATCCCATTACAGGGGAGAAAGAGGAGTTCACAGTAGCAGAGCAATTAGATATGATGGTATTACAAAAGGCATTTAAGGGAGATTTACGTGCTTATCAGGAAATCCTTGATAGATTAGAAGGCAGAGCAAAACAAACTAACGAAATAGAACTATCAGGTGGTTTGACAGTCAATTGGGATGAAAAGAAAACATACGTTGAAAATAAAGGAAGCCTATAATGGAACTATCCATTAAACAAACTATTGCCCTTGACCTACTAGAGGACAAAACAACAAAAGAAATACTATTTGGAGGCGGAGCAGGTGGTGGTAAGACCGCACTCGGTTGTTATTGGCAACTAAAACAAAGACTAAAATACCCCAACACAAGAGGTTTGATTGGTCGTGCCGTATTGAAAACCCTCAAAGAAACTACCCTTGTTTCGTTCTTCCAAATAGCTAAAATGCAAGGACTACAAAGCGGTTTACATTACAAGTACAACGCACAAATGAGCCAAATAGACTTTACTAACGGCTCAACAATATTACTAAAAGACCTTTATTCCTATCCATCTGACCCAAACTTTGATGAATTGGGTTCATTAGAAATTACCGATGCGTTTATAGATGAAGCAAACCAAGTTGATGACAAAGCAAGAAACATTATCAAATCAAGGATAAGATTTCAGTTGGACCAAAACGAATTAGTACCTAAAATACTTTACACTTGTAACCCTGCAAAGAATTGGACATACTCGGAGTTCTATAAACCCCAGCAAGATGGTTCAATAGGAAACAATAAAAGATTTATTATTTCGTTAATAGATGACAATCCTTTTATCTCAAAGCATTATAAAGAAAACCTTTTAACTCTTGATACAGTTTCAAAGGAACGTTTGCTTATGGGTAATTGGGAATATTCTAACGACCCATCTCAACTTATAGACTATGATAACATTCTTAACTCGTTCACTAATTCTTTTGTATCTAACGGCAATCCTTTTATTACTTGCGATGTGGCACGTTTTGGAAGTGATACTACTGTTATCGGTGTATGGAGTGGCTTCCGTGTTAAATTCTATCAATATTCAGGCAAATCGGTTGTGGAAGTGGCTGACCTTATAAAAGGTTTACAATTAGAAAACAAAGTACCCCTTTCAAATATTGTAGTCGATGAAGATGGTGTCGGAGGCGGTGTCGTGGATATTCTACGTTGCAAAGGGTTTGTCAATAATAGCACGGCTTTAAAGAATCCTGTTACACACAATAAGGAAAACTTTGACAACCTTAAATCTCAATGCTATTTTAAATTAGCAGAGTTAATGAACAAGAATGAAATCTACATTCAATCCGATGGCAGACAAAAGCAACAAATCATTGAGGAACTAGAACAAGTAAAACAAAAGTCGGTTGATAATGATTCAAGCAAAGGAATAATACCAAAAGACAAAGTAAAGGCATTGATTGGTCGTTCTCCTGACTTTTCGGATTGTTTGGCTATGAGAATGTATTTTGAATTTACCCCTAAATTCGTTGTAAGTGTTTTCTAATATAAAAATATTAACTTTGTTTAAATTCTTTTAATATGGGTTTACTTGACTTCTTCCAAAAGAAGAAAATTTCTGCCGTTAAGCCTTTGCAGTCCGTTTTACCGATGAGTGGTCCTTTAGGCTCAACAGTTGCTATTAATAGAGGCATTGTAACTTGGCAAGGTGCTGATGCACAAAGTTTCGTAAATGATGGATATTGTTCTAACGATATAGTTTATTCAATCGTTAAACTTATTACCGATAAAGCAAAACTTGCTCCATTTAGTGTTTACAAAGTAATTAACGAACCAGCTGCAAAGAAATACAAGGCTTTAATGAGCCAACCTGATAAGATTACCAATTGGAAAACAATACTTGAATTAAGACAAAAGGCATTTGAAGAATACAATGGAGATTTAAGATTAAACGAATTGCTTAAACATCCTAACGATGAAGATTCTTGGGCAGATATAGTTGAGCAATGGTGTGCTTTTAAATTAATTACAGGTAATTCTTTTGTATATGGTCGTTTGATTGAAGCAGGTGCTAATATGGGCAAACCTTTGTCTATTAACGTACTTCCTGCTCAATATATGGCTATCATAGCAAACGTAGAGGTGTTTCCTCCTGTTGTTGCTGGATATCAATTATACTTTGGTAAATTATGGTCATTCAAAAGAGAGGAAATATTACACGATAAATACTTTAACCCACAATGGAATATTACAGGGAATCAATTATATGGTCAGTCTCCGTTGAAAGCAGCCTCACGAACTTTAACACGTTCCAACGAAGCGAAAACCGCAGCAGTATCGGCATTCCAAAATGGTGGACCTGCTGGAGTTCTATTTATGAATGATGATAGATTTGACCCAATTAGCGGAGCAGCACAAGCACAAGCATTAAAGAAATCAGTTAGCGAGAAGGCAGGAGCAGCAAACTTTAACCAAATAGCCGTTTCAGGTTATAAGGTAGATTGGAAGGAAATAGGTTTATCTCCTGTTGAATTAGGAATCCTAGAATCAGAGAAGTGGGATATGATTTCACTTTGTAATGTTTTTGGTGTACCAAGTCAGTTGATGAATGATTCAATGAATAAAACGTACAACAACCAAATGGAAGGCGAAAAGGCTTTAACATTACGTTGTGCGATTCCTTTGCTTAATGAAATCCGTGATGACTTCAATAAGAAACTTCATACCGATTGGGGATATGCAAACCAACAAGATGTATATGTTGATTACGATTTAACAGTATATCAAGAATTAGAAGCAAATAAACAACAACAAGTTGATTGGTTAGATAAGGCTTGGTGGTTAACACCGATTCAAAAGTATGAGGAAATGGGTATTCACGTTCCTGATGAATTAAGAGATGAGTTAAGTAAAATTTATATTCCATCTAACCTTCAGGCTTTAGATACATTTACACCAATTGAACCACCAAAGAATCTTAATGACCTTTTAAATAATAAATAATGATAAACGATTTAGAAAAACAAATAAGCCAATTAGAAGCACAATTTAAAGCTGAAAAGGCATTTAGTGATGTAGAAATGTCAGAACCTGTTGAGCAAGTTGAAAACCCTTCTGAAGGGATGGAAAATACTCCAATGGATAACTTTGCAGATTTTGTAAGTTATTTAAAATCAGCATTTGACCAATCAGTTGTATGGCATCATCAAACTAATGTCTATTCAATGCATAAGGCTTTAAATAGCTTTTATGATGGGATATTAGACTTAACCGATGGTTTAGTTGAAAGTGTTAGCGGTATTTATGGCAGACCTGTTGATTATGCAATAGTTCAGCCTGTTAATTACCAAAACCCTGAACAAGTAATGGCATATTTTCAAGCGTGTTATGCAGAGATTCAACAAGATAGATTAAATATTTATCAAGAAACTTGGATTCAAAATCAAGTGGATGAAATTGCTACCTTATTCGCTGAAACTTTATACTTACTTTCATTAAATAAATAATGAGCCAATACAAGCAATTGTATGAAAGAGCACTCAAGACGTATTCGCCAAAGTTCAAAAAAGAACTACAAAAACAGGTGGATGCGTTTTGTCGTACCCAGTCATTAGATGATTTGCCCACTAAAGGCTTAAAACAGACCATTTATTCATTGCACCTAGCAATGGGTACTAAAATGGCAGAAAGTTCCTACAAAAGCCTTAAAAAGGGGTTTAAATCGAATCTACCTGAAGAATACAAGGGTATATTTACGGATTTATGGCAAAATGTAATAGTTCGTTACCTAGATTATAAAGGTTTAACACAATTAGTTCAAGATTTAACCGATACAACAAAAGAACAAATTAGAAGGTATTTAAAACAAGGTTTAGAGCAAGGAATACCATTGAATCAAACAATATCCAATTTAAAAACCGCAGGAATAACTGATTATCGTGCTGAACTTATCGCAAGAACCGAAACGGCAAAAGCAGCCAATACAGGTTCGGTAGTCGGTGCAATATCCACAGGTTTAAGAACAAATAAGATTTGGATTTCTATTCAAGACAATAGAACAAGAATTATGCCTAGAAATAAATCTGACCATTATCATATGAACGGAGTACAAGTGCCAATGGATGCAAAATTTGAAGTGCCTACATTAGATAATATGGGTTTTGAATATATGGACTATCCAGGCGACTTTCACGCATCCGCAGGAAACGTTTGCAATTGTAGATGTACAATAGGGTATAAAATACAAAAAGATTCAAACGGCAATTATATTACTTACGATACAAACCCACCAAAAGGAGATATGGGAATGATATGGAGTATGCTAAATGATAAAAACACAAACGATGTTTATTCGTTAATCGCACAGGCTTTATAAAAATTTAATAACTTTGTTATATGGGTAAAATACAATTAAAAGATATTAACGATTCCATAATGGATGTTAGTACAAAGACAAGAACTATAAAAGCAGTATGGTCAAGAATGAATAACATTGATTTAGACAATGATATTATCGTTCCTGAAGCATTTACAAAGACTTTAGCAGAGCGAGGACCAAATGCAAAAAATATGATTTGGTCTTTAGTGGACCATAAAGCAGATATGAACCACGTAATAGGTAAACCCAAAGAACTTTATGTGGATGGTGATAAGTTGGTAGCCGTTACTGAAATAGTTAAAACACAAGCAGGAGAAGATTTAATAAAATTATATGAAGCTGGTTTAATTAATCAACATTCAATAGGATTTAGCACTATTAAACAAAGCGAATCTAAAAGTGGTGTTAGAACAATTAGTGAATTAAAACTTTACGAAGGGTCAGCAGTTCTTTGGGGTGCAAATCCTGAAACCCCAACGTTGGCGGTAAAATCAGAAAACAAAGAAACATTATCTTTGCGTTTAGACAATCTATTAAAAGCACTTACTAAAGGAAATTACTCTGATAGTACGTACAATTTAATGGAAGCTGAAATAAAGAGAATTCAACAATCTCTATTGACAATCACTCAACCCGCAACAGCAGTGGAGCCGAAATCAAATGATGATGTTGAAATTATCAAAGCAATTCAACAATTTAATCAATTATTTAAAAAGTAAAAATGGAAAATTTAGACTTAATCAAAGAAATGGCAGAAAACGTTAAAGGTTTTGCTGGTCAAATCGAAGATGTAAAATCTACTGTATCAGTAGTAAAAGACGAAATGCAAAAACAAATCGATGCTGCATTCGCACAAAAGAAAGTGGCTGCATCAAAAGAAGTAAAATTCTTTGATGAGTTAGTATCTGAAAAAATGGAAGGTCGTTTAGAAGAAATGGAAAGCACTTTAAAGAAAGGTGGTAAATTCCGTTTAGAAATGCCTGAAGCAAAAACAATGACTATTTCAGGTAACGTAACAGGTAACCCAGTTACTACTTATGCTTTACGCCCAGCATTGCAACCTGCTCAATTAGTGAACTTCCGTGATTTAGTTCCAACTGTACGTTCTGAAAGTGGTTTATATACTTTCTACAAAGAGAACACAGGTGAAACTAATAACATCGCTGCACAAACTGAAGGAGCATTAAAAGGTGCTAACGATTATAGCTTAACTGAAACTAAAATTGTTAACTCTTACATCGCTGGTTTCTCTCGTTTCTCTAAGCAAATGATGAAATCTTTACCATTCTTAAGCCAATCTTTGCCAAGAATGTTACAAAGAGATTTCTTTAAAGCAGAGAACGCTAGTTTCTTCGGTACTGTAAGTGCTGCTGCAACAGGTGTTACTACAATGACTGAAACAGTTGACTTAAAGCAATTAGTTCAATTAATCGCTAACCAAAAAGCTGCGAATTTTAACCCTTCTTACATTTTAGTATCTCCTGCTCAACAAGCTAAAATCTTGATTGATACAATCAATGCAGGTTACTATGTAGGTTCAGGTAGTGTTCAAATCGGAACTGGTGGAGACATCACTATTTGGGGTGTACCTGTTATTTCTGCTACTTGGGTTACTAACGATAAAGCATTAGTTATTGATGCTGACTACATCGAAAGAGTAGAAGTTGAAGGAATCGCTATCGAATTTTCTTATGAAGATTCTGATAACTTCCAAAAGAATTTGGTTACTGCGAGAATTGAGTGCTACGAAGCAATCAACTTAATGTTGCCAGGTTCTGCTATCTATGCTACTTTGAATGCTTAATTCATAGTTTAAAATAGAAATAAAGACCCTCACTTAATCGGTGGGGGTTTTTTATTATAATTAATGTAAATTTGTAAAAAAGAAGATATGTCGTTTTATAATTACATCGTAGATTATACATTAGCCGATTACGGCACGATTACCGAACCTGTAACACTTGCAGAAGCTAAAAACTATTGCCGTGTAACTACTTCAGCAGATGATGCTTTAATTACAGATTTAATTACACAAGCAAGAGAAGCAGTTGAAAAAGCAACAGGTTTATGTATTACCCCAAAGACAGTATCAGTATGGTTCAATAACCCAGCAGGTAATTTTAATATGCCTTTCGGACCAATGGACCAATCTACTTTTAAATTATATAATATATCAACAGGTATAGAGATTGTTGCAGCAAATTACTTTTTAGTTGGTGGCGAATATCCAAACTTAAGTTTTCCTCTTTGGAATCAATTAAAGGCAACTTATCGTAGTAGTATGGTAAGTGTACCAAAAGACCTTAAAGTGGCTATTTTGGACCAAATAGACTTTGATTACGAGAATAGAGGTGCAGATGTAGAAAGATACGACCAAACAGGAGTGTGTCAAAAGGCTTGGAGAGCGTGTCAAAGATATACAAGAGTAAGTCCAATATTATAATATGAGAATAGGCGATAAAAAAGGACCGAATGTAAATTCATCCACAATGACAAGAAGGGCAGATTTATACCGCCCTACAATCACTCCTGATGGGCAAGGTGGTTTCACTACTACTTTTGCTTTACAAGAATCAGTATGGGGGGATTTTAGACCTTCACGAAGCACAAGAACCTTATTGGAAAGTGAGAAAACATTTTATCAAGATGCTAAACTTTACATTCGTTACGGAACTACAATAAGCGAGGAATATCAGGTATTTGTAGAAGGTAAAATGTACACAATTCAGTCAATTAATGATGTAGATAATCAACATAGATTCCTAGAAATTAACTTTTATGGCTAGTGTTTATTTTAAATTAGATGGACTACAACAGGCTATTGACAATTTAAAAAATAGCAGTAAGACTATTAAGGCTGATATAACAAATATTTTAAATGAATCAGCTAAAAATATAGAGACATTAGCCAAACAAAATGCACCTAGAAATTTAGGCACATTAAGTCAATCGGTTAATAGTGGAGTTGAGGAAAAAGGTTTATTAGTAGAAATGTTTGTTGGTACTCCATTTAATTATGGTGCTTATATGGAGTTTGGAACAGGAGGCAAGGTAGATACACGAGGATATGATGATTATGCTACAACGTTTCAGGGCAAAGGCGGTGGCACTATGAAAGAATTTATTGAAGCATTAACTTTGTGGGTTGAAAGAAAGGGATTGGCTGGAACTTATAGTATAAAAACTAAAAAAAGAACAGGGAGTGCATCTACTCAAAATGATGAAAGCAGAAGGTTAGCGTGGGCGATTGCTATTTCAATATTAAAAAATGGCATAAATCCTCATCCTTGGTTATTCCCTGCATTTGAAAGCGAAATACCCAATTTGATAAATAATATAAATAAATACGTTAATGCTAAATCCTAATATAGAAATAAAGAAATGGTTTTATACAACTGTAACCGCTTTGGGATATGGTATTTATGATGGTATGGCACCTGTTTCAGGAGGCAATGAATATATCATTATGACAGGCAGAACTTCAAATCAAATTGAAGGTAAGACAGGATATACAAATACTGTTACCATAATTTTAGACATTGTTACAAAAAATGCTAACTTTGGCTTTAAACGTTCAGAAGAAATATCAAATCAGATATTAACGGCAATAAATTCTGACACTACTATAACTTTAACAAGCGGTTGGAATGCAACCCAAGTTTTTGTTGATAGTGTACGAAATTTAGATGCTTTAAATCCACTTGATAACGTATTTAGAACGTTAATAACTTATAAATTAATAATAACTCAAAATTAAATAAAATGGCAGAATCTAAAGTATCAGCTAGAAGTTACTTGTTATTCGCAGATGCAGCAAACACTGGAACTTATACAGTTGTAGCTTGTTTAACATCAAACGCAATTACATCTTCTAACAACATTATTGACGCATCTTCTAAATGTGGAGATGATTACGAACCAGGTCCAAACTTTAAACAACAAATTAAAGCTGACGGATTTGCAATCGACCAAACAGGAACTCCTAGTAAGGATTCTTATGACTTACTTTACTCTTTACACGTTGCAAAAACTAAATTTGCAATTAAAATGGGACCATCAAGTCCTGCAAGTGGTAATATAGTTTATGGCGGTCAACCAACTGATTTAGTGTTTATTTCAAATTGGGATTTAAACGCTCCTGATAAAGAAGATGTTAAATTTAGTGCAACTTTTGAAGTTGTAAACCCTCCATTAACACAAACCAAAACTACATAATAACTTATGTTCGAACTTAAACTAAACAACAATACAATCCTTCTCAAGTGGGGTACTTGGGCAATGTGTGAATTTTGCAAAACATACAATATTAGTTTAGAAAACTATTTTGAAAGTTTAGCATCCGCACAAAAAGATTTAGATAAGATTATCAAATTATTTTACATCGGCTATAAATCAGCTTGTGTAAGTAAAAAAGAAGATATTATCTATAACGAAATAGATGTTTGCGATTGGATTGATGAAATAGGCTCAATCTACGTTTCTGAAGGTCAATTAGTAGAATATTTTAAATATATTCTATCAACTGCATCAATAAATGTAAATTCTACATCTAAAGAAACGGAGAAAAAAAAAGCCTCGAAAAACTAACTTGGGATGACATTTTGGTAAAAGCTGCCGAATGTGGAATAAGACCTAGTGAGTTTTGGGAAATGACTTGGAAAGATTATAGTATTATCGTTTTGGGA